CCACCAGCACTCGAGTTCCAGTCTGAGGTTATCCTCAAGTCTGTTCTCCGTTCTGGTACAGCTGACAACGATTTGAACCCAATCAAGTCAACAGGTATGCTCCCAAAAGGAACACACGTTGTTACTCGTTTGAGCTCATCTAAGGCTTGGTGGGTACAGACTGATGCAGAAAACGGCTTAATGCTCGTTATGCGTCGTCCAATGGAGAAATCTATGGAAGGGGACTTCGAGACTGATAGCATGCGTTATAAAGCAACTGAGCGTTACAGCACAGGATGGCACGATGCACGTAACATTTATGGTACTGCAGGTTTGTAATCAGCTTTAAAAAAAAGTTGTAAAAGTCAAAAAAGGTGGCCCAAAAGGCTGCCTTTTTTGCATTATTATATGTATGAAAGTAATTTCAAGACAACAAGCCATTGAACAAAAACTAACCAGATATTTCACTGGTAAGCCTTGTAAACACAACCATGTTGCTGAAAAACTACTAAGCAACAGAACATGTGTTCAATGTTTACTTATTAAAAAACATGAGCGGGCACAACGCCCGGATGTTAAAGCATCAGATATTGCTAGACTAAATAACTACGATAAAGCCAACCCAGCTGCTAAATTAGCCCGTACTCGTAAACGTCAAGCAAAACAACTCCAACGCACACCAGCTTGGGACCCGAATGCCCACCTGATTATAGCCAAATACCAACTAGCTGCCATGCTTTCTCAAGCATCTGGCATCGAACACCACGTAGCCCACATTATCCCACTGCAGGGTAAAAAAGTATCCGGTTTACACGTGTTTTCCAACCTCAGAGTCATCCCCGGCTCAGATAACGTCAAAAAATCCAACTCCTTTACAGTTTAGGGCGGTTTTTCTCCCTTATTTGAATTATTATATATAAGGAAGATTAATCCCATTCTGACCGCCGACACTTCCCGGCGAGACGACTTAGAGACAGCTTGGGGTACCCACTAAGATAAGGAAATACCATGTCATCAACATTTACAAGCCCATTACGCATTTTTAAGCGTAACAACCCAACTAACAACGGTACAATCGCCCCAGACAACACTGGTGCAGCTTCAGCCTCACAGCAAAGCTACATTACCAACCCAATCACTACTACTACAGCCACTACAACAGTATTTACTACTGCTGATGTAGGTTCAACAAGCGTAACACCATTCGTGTTACCAGCTGGTGCATTAATCAGCAACATTCGTTTTTACCAAACTGACGCCCCCGTTGGATTAGTTGGTGGTGTTATTACTGTTGCTATCGTTCAGACTAGCCCAACAGACGGCTCATTGACAACTACCACTATCGGCACAATTACCCCTACCGCGGCCGGTGGTGTTATTACCTATGTTCCAACAGCTACTGCAGCGGTTGCAACAATTCTTAATAATATTGGTACACTAGATGCTACGTTGACTTTCACATCAGCTACTGTAACAACATTAACTAGTGGAACTGTTGCTGGTACATTTGATGTATCTTACACACCACGCAACGTTGACGGCTCTACAGGCGCTTACGGCGCTGGTCTCTCTAACAGCTAATACAGACGGCGGGGCAACCCGCCTCCTTTAACTTTTAGGAGAAACCTATGGCTAATGCCTACAATCCGTTTACATCACCCCCTCATTCCGTAACCGTTCAAGGCGCTTACGAGCCGTTTGAATTGCAAGTTTCCCGTAATCAAATTATGGGTCATAGTCCTGCAAATATTTTTGGTTATGGAACTACGCCTGCTACAGCAGGACTATTTAGAACCATTTGGGAAAACATGTCAACAACCGACTATGTGTTTCCTACATCTGCATCTACGATGACTTTAGTAAGTACTGTAATCACAGATACTGCAACTATCACAATCACTGGATTAGACGCAAGTTATAACCTTCTTACTGAAAATTTAGTTCTTAACGGTACAACGGGTGTAACAACAGTTAACTCTTATTTCCGTATTAATAACATTGCGGTATCTGCAGGTTCAGCAACTAACCCTACAGGCGTGATTACTTTGTCTGTAAGTAGCACTGTTTACGCACAAATTAATACACAAGTTGTCAATAGTGTTACTACCAGTGTTGGAACGTCTCAGATGGGTGTGTATACCGTACCTAACGGCTATACTTTTTATGGCTATAGATATGGTGCATATTCATCTTTTAACGGTAACAGCGCCAACTACACAACTTACAGAGCATTAACAAATGCTTCTTCTGGTGTGCAAAGAGTTGTTGTACAAACACCGTTCAATACACAGTATGAAGTTCAAAGGCATTTTCCTTTCCCTTACGCTGCAGGAACCGATTTAAGATTCCAAGTTGCAAGTAGTGCCGCTGCAGCAGCAGTAACTAGCGTAAACATTGGTGGTGTTTTAATCAAGAACGATAGTCAGTCAGCGTAAGGCACGTAAATGCCTGTCTACTTAGATACGCGTGGTAATTCTGTCCTGTCTGTGGCGGTCTGTGACCGCTGCAACAGGAAATTTGCGTACGTAGATTTAATGCCCGACCCAAACTTTCCTGGCATGCGTGTATGTAAGGAAGATTTAGATAACTTTGACCCATGGCGGTTGCCTGCACGTCAGACAGAAAATATTTCATTACGTTTCCCAAGACCCGACGTTGATCTTGCACTACCAAACAATTTATTAAATACCCAGGGCGCACCTAACAACAATGTACAGTACAACGATCTGTACATTGATGGTGCACCTTACGGACAGTCTGGCGCGCCAGGCAACTTAGATTTACAAAGTGAGTATGTGGCCTCACCACCACCGCTAAATCCAGCAATCTACAGCGTGACTCCAAGTTATGGACCACAGGCCGGTGGAACACTAGTGACCATTATTGGAGCTAATTTTACCAATGTAACAACAGTTAAATTTGGTGATGTGTTGGCAACATTTAGTATTGTTAACTCAACTCAAATTGCAGCGACATCTCCCGCGTATACCATCACTGGTCTTGTAAACGTATCAGCCACTTCCACATACGGAACTGCAACGTTTCATGGTGCCTTTACTTACAACTAGAATAAATGGCCAACTTATCAATTACCCAGCTACCAATTGCAACAGACCTTACAGGTGATGAGCAGACCGTAGTTGTACAACGTGGTATTACTAAGCAGGCGTCTGTATCACAGATTGCTAACGCCGCGTCTCCAGGTAAGTTAATTACCAACGTTGCCTACAACCCAAGTAACAACAACATTATTTTTTATTACAGTGACGGAACACAGTCACAAGTAGGACCAATACCTGGTTACGTATCAGCAACAATTAATGGCTCTGGTCATTTAATTTTAACTACCACCACCGGCGCAACCACTGACTGTGGTAATGTAGTTGGCCCCACTGGTGCAACCGGCGCCACGGGTGCTACGGGTGCTACAGGTGCAGCGGCAACAATCGCCGCCGGTACAGCAACAGCATTACCGTACGGCTCAAGCCCAACGGTAACAAACACCGGCAGCAGCTCTGCGGCAACATTTAACTTTGGCATACCAGCCGGTGCCCCGGGCGCTACAGGAACATTTAGCGCAGGCACAACAGGCTTTACACCAAACACAGCGACCTCTGGTGCAGTGGTGTTGGGTGGTACATTAAATGTATCAAGCGGCGGTACAGGTGCAACAACACTAACTGGTTATGTAAAAGGCAGCGGCACGTCGGCAATGACGGCCAGCACTACAGTACCAACAACGGATTTAAGTGGTACTGTAACCAACGCACAGTTAGCTAACAGCGCCATTACTATCAACGGCACATCTACTAGCCTTGGTGGCAGTATCAACGTCGGCACAGTAACCTCTGTCACTGGCACGGCCCCGGTTGTATCATCTGGGGGAGCAACACCGGCCATTAGCATGGCGGCGGCAAATACTACAACCAGTGGCTATTTGACTAGCACAGACTGGAACACGTTTAACAGCAAACAGCCAGCTGGGACGTATGTAACGTCAATCACTTCAAGTACGTTGACGGTTGCAGGAACTGGCACGGTACCGACAGTTAACCTGACATCAGGAATTGTCACGGCAGGAACCACGGGCTCTGCAACACTGATCCCGGTTGTTACTGTCGATACCTATGGTCGTGTTACTAACATCACGACTGCATCAAACCCACAGGGTACAGTTACATCTGTATCTGGTACTGGCACAGTAAACGGCATAACACTTACTGGCACAGTGACAAGCTCTGGTAGCCTGACACTCGGTGGCACACTGGGCAGTATTGCTAACAGTCAGCTGACAAACAGCTCACTAACTGTCGGTACAACAAATATTGCGCTAGGTGCGACGAGCCTAACACTAGGTGGTTTGACAAGCGTTGCGGTAACACAAGACCCAGTGTCGGCACTGCAACTTGCTACCAAGCAGTACGTTGATAACATTGCACAGGGGCTAAACACCAAGGCGCCCGTGTTGGTTGCCACGACGGCAAACATCACGCTCTCTGGTGAGCAGACTATTGACGGGTTTACAACGTCACTCAGTCGTGTGCTGGTTAAGAATCAGACACTGCCGGCAAACAACGGCATCTACCTGTCTAACCCAGCGGCTTGGACAAGGGCACTAGACGCAGACACCTGGAATGAATTAGTTTCTGCGTATGTGTTTGTTGAAGAGGGAACCATTAACGGTGACACCGGTTGGGTCTGTACGGTCGATCCGGGCGGCACACTGGGTGTTACTGCAGTTACGTGGGTGCAGTTCTCCGGAGCTGGAACATATACAGCCGGTACAGGTTTAACTTTAACTGGCACACAGTTTAGCATTACCAACACCGGAACAGCCGGAACTTACGGCTCTGCTACACTGATTCCTGTTATTACAACTAACGCACAGGGACAAGTTACTAACGTAACTACAGCAGCAAACCCACAGGGTACTGTAACCTCAGTGGCTGCGTTGACATTAGGCACAACGGGAACAGACCTAAGCTCCAGCGTTGCAACCGGTACAACAACACCGGTAATTACGCTGAACGTACCAACGGCATCAGCAACAAACCGTGGTGCATTGTCTGCAGCAGACTGGACAACGTTTAATAATAAGCAGCCAGCCGGCACCTACGTAACCAGTGTAACTGGCACGTCTCCAGTTGTTTCATCTGGTGGCACAACACCAGCGATCAGTATGCCTGCAGCAACAACCAGCGTGTCTGGTTATCTGACAAGCACAGATTGGACTACGTTTAATAACAAGGGCTCTGGCTCGGTAACATCAGTTAGTGGTACAGGTACAGTAAGTGGTTTAACATTAACCGGTACAGTAACAACAAGTGGTAGCTTAACATTAGGTGGTACGTTATCAGTAACAGCCTCTAACTTTAGTTCACAGACTGCCAATACATTCTTAGCAGCACCAAACGGTTCTGCTGGTGTACCAACCTTCCGAGCAATTGTAGCGGCTGATGTACCAACACTAAACCAGAATACTACTGGCTCAGCTGGTAGCGTAGCAAACGCATTGACAATTAGTACTGGCCTATCTGGTACAAGCTATAACGGCTCTGCTGCAACAACCATTGCGTTGGCAAACACCGCAGTAACAGCGGGTAGCTATACTAACGCAAATATTACCGTTGATGCGCAAGGTCGTATTACTTTAGCAAGTAACGGATCCGCTGGCGGTGTGACATCATTTAGTGCGGGTACAACAGGCTTTACACCAAGTACTGCAACAACCGGCGCCATTACGTTGGCAGGCACATTAAATATTGCTAATGGTGGTACTGGTCAGACTACAGCAAGCGCTGCGTTTAATGCCCTATCACCAATCACCTCTACTGGTGACTTGATTATTGGAAACGGCACCAATAGCGCAACAAGGCTTGGTATTGGCACCTCTGGTTATGTATTGACAAGTAACGGTACTACAGCAACTTGGGCGGCAAGCAGTGGTGGTGTGACATCAATCACCGGTACTACAAACCAGATTACTGCATCTGCCTCAACTGGTGCTGTGACGTTAAGCCTACCGGCCAGTGTAACAACCGGGCAATATATTGCCAACCAAACAACCTCTGGATCATCTAGTCAAGGTGCGTTTGCTTACGGTACACTAAGTTACTCTGATGTAAACAACATTCTGTCTATGCAGGCTAGTCAAAATAGCTATGTGCAGATGGAGATACAAAATACCAACACCGGTGCTGCTGCTTCTTCTGATGTTATTGTAGCTAACAACAATACCACAGCAAGCACTTACTATGGTGATTTTGGTATGAACAGCAGTGGGTGGGCAGGCACCGGTGCATTTAATTCACCCAACAATGTCTACCTAACATCGACTAGCGCAGACTTAGCATTAGGCACAACGACATCCAACCAGATTCGTTTTGTGGTAAATAGTGGCACAACAGACGCATTGACGATTGCCACAACTGGTGCAGTAACAACACCAAACCAGTTAACAGGTGCTACAGTTCGTGCAAGTAATGGCATTCACGTTAACAGCCAGACAGTATCGGCCAACTACACAATTGCTTCTGGTGATAGCGGTATGTCAGCAGGACCAATAACGGTTGCCTCTGGCGTGACAGTAACAGTATCTAGCGGCAGCCGCTGGGTAGTTCTCTAACTAGGATATAGAATATGGCACAAAGCGGCTATACGCCAATACAAACTTACTACTCCACCACAGCAGGTAACGTACCTCTTGCGGCCAATTTGTTGGTTGGTGAGCTTGCGGTTAACGTAGCAGACAAACTGCTGTATGTCAAAAACAACTCTGGTGTAGTCGTCGGAATCAGCGGCGGTGCTACTGGCGCCGGCGGTGATCAGGTATTTGTACAAAACCAACGAGTAGTTACTACAAGCTATACACTCACCACTGGGTATAATGCGGAATCCGTAGGCCCAATTACAATTAACAGCGGTGTCACAGTAACCGTACCATCTGGCGCCCGCTGGGTCGTCTTATAAGGAAATAATATGCCATTAGTCTTAGCAGGCGCAACCTCTGGTCAAGCCACAGTCCAAGCAACCGATGCCCAAACGGTAACGATAACTCTGCCAGCCACTAGCGGAACATTAGCTGTTGGCGGCAC